AAACCCGGGAATGTAACCGTAGTGGACGAAATGCGTGCGCTTTTGGCAGAGGTCGTCGTCCGGTTCCCAGTTGCGGCGGATCGCAAGGATGTTCGTTGTACCCTTCTCAATCGTGACGATGTACGGGAGCGCAATCCCCGTCTCTTTGCCCGTGTCTTCGTCTTTATGCTCATAGCCTTTAAGGTCTAAGTCGACCTGCATCTCCAAGAGTTTAAATCGGTCATCTTGCGTCGCACGAAAGCCCATCTTTTCTGCAATACGCTTCTCAACTTCGTCCATTGTTTGGGTAGGCTCACCCAAGTCAATATCACGGTAAAAACCCTCATGCTGTAAGCGTTTCAAATCGTTCTTGTTCTTACGCATGACGTGCGTGATACGTTCTGCATCAGCGAGACTTGAAGCACCGTATGGCACGACCACATCTTCTGCTGGCGCATACATAGACACCTGACGACCCAGTGATGGATCGTAGTAAACTTTCTTGAACGCGTTACCAGCAAGGCCCAAGCCCCAGAGCATGCGCTCGTGCTCGGGTCTGTACTCTTTCATCACGTCAGTAAGCTGATAGTTCATGTCTTCTTGAACTCGCTCCGCTGCGTCTTTCTTCTCTGGAGTTTCTTTGCCGATGATCTTAGTCTTGACAGGACCAGCCGCAGGGAACGTCTCCATCATGGTCTCAGCTTGGAACTTCACAACTGCTTCAGTCAAGAGCGGGTGGTACACACCACAAGCACCGGGCCAAGGCTCTGTTCTTTCTTCGATCTTCAAGCCTAATAGTTCTAGGCCATCAACGTAAGTCTGCACCCAATCTTTACGAGCAGATACGTCAGACTCGTAGTCTCCAATCAACTCACCCGCAAGTGATGCAAGGACATCTTTAGGGATGTCTTCGGCTAAGTTTTTACTAAACTCATCATCGCCCTCTTCTGGCTCAATCTCAATTTCTACGTCCCCCGCTTTAATGCGCACTGCCTCAGGGTCTTCAATCTCAATTTCGATTGGCTCTTCTGCTTCTCCCAACTGATCTAGTCCTTGGGGAGCCTCGTACAGAGCCTTATCTATATTTGTCGCCATGATGTATCCTTAGTAGTGCGCGGCCCAACAAGTTGTTCCGCTTCAATAGTACGCAGCTTTTTTGCGATACTGTTTTAAAAAATTATCTTCCGGCTCATCCGTCGGAAGTCGTAAAAACCCACCCTGCCGGAATCTTAACAGCGCAAGCGTTGTAGAGTCCACCAAGTCGTCGTTGGTACCGGCAGGGAAGTCGTTGCACTCTTCTATTACTTCCTTAGCCCACCGGTGGTCTGGTGCAAACACAATGCCAGACGCAAATAAGTCAGACACTGCGTTCACACGCGCTATTTTGTCTTGTCCTTTGCCCGGAGTAAACTCCCCTACAGGCACGCCCATACGCCTAAACTCCTGATACAACGCCGATCCGTTAGATTTCTTCTCCACCATGAACGCATCTGGCTGCCACTCCTTGTACTCCTCAAGCACCAGCTTCTTAAGTTCTGGGTACTCCATCCTTTTCTTGATGGCATTGAGCAATATGATGGCAAAGTTCTGTGTTTCCTCGTTATAAAACACGCCCCACGTCGTTAACGCGTTATAGTCAGCCCTATTAGTGGCTTCTTGTGCAGCATCGAGCGACATAATGATGAACTCGCATTCGGGAGGGTCTTCCTTTTCCCAAATTTGCCACCATTCACGTTTAATTAGCGCCCCTTCCTCTGAAGTAGGCTTCTGCATGTACTGCGCGTTCCAATAACGGATGTCCAAGGCTGCTTTCTTAGATAAAAGCTCCTCAACATCCCAAAATTCTGGCCAAAGTGCCTCTCCGTCGTCTTTAATTGCAGGAAACTCAACCACTTCCCACGGATCTACGTCTTCATTTCGTTCAGTTTGCTGAACAATCATGCCCGTCAGGTCTAATTTAGACCAACGAGTCATCACGATAATGATAGCGCCACCCGGCATAAGACGCTGGAGAGGGCCAGACTGAAACCACTCCCAAGCAGGAAGGAAAACGTCCGGTCTCCCAGTCTTAGCCTCTTGTTCCGAATGAGGGTCGTCAATAATAAATAGATCAGCGCCACGACCAGCAAGAGCACCTCCGACACCAATAGCAAAGTATTCTCCATTAAAGTTAGTACCCCACCGTGAAGCAGATTTAGAGTCAGATTGCAACTCTACTTGCGGAAATATTCCCTTATAAGCTTCCGATCCAACGAGGTTACGCACACGACGGCCAAAGTTAACAGCCAGATCTGCCGTGTGAGACCCCATGATAATTTTTTTCTGAGGATACTTACCAAGAAACCACGCTGGTGCAAGATAGGATATGAGCTCAGACTTACCATGTCGTGGAGCAATATTAACAATGACGCGTTTTTTCTTACCAGCAGCAATATCTTCAAAGATTTGAATAAGTTTAAGATGGTGGGGCCCGACTTTATATCCTGGGTAGACGTGATTGATGAAGTCAAGGAAGCTCTCCTTACCCAAACTCTGGGTCATCTGTGCGTCGTATTGTTTTAGAAGCTCAAGCGTACGTCTTTTCTGCTTGTCAGGCATAGCTGGCAAGGCTTGTCGCAACTTAAAAATAGCCTCAGGCGTCAGTTTTTGCATCGTTCTTTATTAGTTCGCGTGCTTCAACGTCAATGACCTTACCTTCAAGGCTTTGTAAGGTCTCCAAAAGTTCTTTTTCTACCTCTTCGGCAGTCAAAATCTTATGCGTAACTTCTGTACGTTTCTTGAACGCGTCTACACCATCTATTTCACCTAAATTTCTTATCGCAGTAAGGCGTGCTTTAGGGTCGCGTGTGTGTTCAATTTCATGCACAAGCTTATTAACTACATACAGTTTGAAATCAGACAACTCTTCTACGATAGAGACGTTCATCTGTGCAACCATACCTGCAAGAAACGCTAGTGTTTCGTTTGGATAGTTAGCAAACTCGGGTCTATGTTTAGGATCTTGCGCCATTTGACGAGCTAACTCTGTAGCTTGCGCGGCGTTATCTTTGGTAGGGGATATCTGCTGGCCCGTAAGGTCAGACATTAGTTTGATGACATTGGCTCGCATCTGCAGTTCTTCAGCAGGCGACAGCTCAGGGAACGCCTCTTTAGCGTTCTGTGGCAGAGGAATATTTTCCTCGATGTGCGGTACTAGTTCATCCATGTCAGCGAAGGCTCCTTCGGCAGTTGTTCTAAATGTAACAGAAAAATATATCTTTGTGCAAGGGGAGGTTAGGAATCCTACCCGGGGGGTGTCCAAGAAGTCCAAGACATGACAGTCGTGTGTAATTTGGACAGGGGGTGGGGTACTTTAGATGGGGATCGTAATCGGCAATGGGGTGTGGCGGCGAGACGTACCTAGTGGCTGGGAACCCGCATGGATATTGGGTTTCACGAATTACACGCAACAGTCAATTGTGCAATCTACTTTACTTATAAATATTTTTCTGCGCACCCGGGGTGTGTAATTTGCGGGGGGCTTGCCGGGCTTGCCACGTGTTTTGAAGAGACGGTCAGGTGTAATTGGACAGGATGGACAGGATTTTTCAACAATTATGGATGCGTGCCCCTGTGTAATTCGCGAGGAGTTTTGAAAAAATGTGGAGTTATTTGTGCGTGTTAGGGGGTATGGGGTATGCGGGGGGACCCATTGACAGGCTTGGGGGGTGGGGGGATGGGGGGTGTCCCCAGCCAAACTTTACTTATGCCCCCCTTCCACGCATACTGTCCTCAATGCAACACGGTTGTGGTTGCAGATTCTCTTGAAAGGAGACTGACATGTACACAGTAACAGTACAGTGGGGTGAGCTTACTAAGACTCACAAGGCTTGGACACTTAGCAGTGCTAAGCAATGGTTGTATGCATATCCTAACAAGGATGTGTTTGCAAAGGTGACCAACGTATTTGGTCAGACAGTAGCAGTTCGCTACAAGCGGTAACACGAGGGGCTTCGGCCCCTCTCTTAAGGAGAGACTATGTACTTAGGTCTAGCTTTGGTGGTCAACACGATCATCTTCGCCCTGTCGTTATCCATGTTGATACCACAAGGTATGTGGCTTGGGTTGATAGGTTTGGTAATCAGTACGATATTGATTACATTGATCTTGCCTGAGATCAAACACAAAGACGACGAGTGACCATCGGTCAATCGAATGTGTGGCGGACTTGGGTCCGCCACGCTACCTGGGAAGCGGTGAAGGAGAAGCGACAGTTCAGTCTCCTTCAGAACCATCGGATGTTTAAGATGGCGGTTAACAATCAAGTGATGCGTGCAATGTTCTGCGCTAAGTTTGATGACATTCCGTTTAGTAAGTTGCCTGTCGACTACTTCAAGCGGTGACCAAGGGAGCTTCGGCTCCCTTTTCTTTTGCCCTCACTCTGTCCCACATATAGTAATGGTGCGCGTGATACCAGTTATTTTCCGTCGCGCGCGAGAGGGCGCGCAAAGCATGGACAAGGGGCTTAATTAGCGTCCCACGGTTGC